CCAACGTGCTCAATGAGGCGTTCCTGGAGCGTTTCCCTGTGACCTTTGAGCAATCCTATCCTGCCCCTTCCGTGGAGCAGAAAATCCTTGAGGGCATCGCTCTGGACCTTGGAGTGGAAGACCGTGATTTCTGCAAGCGTCTGGTTGACTGGGGTGATATTATCCGCAAGACCTTCTATGATGGTGGTATTGAGGAAATCATCAGCACTCGCCGCCTGGTTCATATCATTCGTGCTTACAGCATCTTCCAAGATAAAGGAAAAGCAATCCAAGTGTGCGTCAATCGTTTTGACGATGAAACCAAGCAATCTTTCCTTGAACTCTATGATAAGGTGGATGCTGATTTCAAGATGCCTACACAGACTGAATTGACCGTAGAATACGTTGACGAACCGCAAGCAAACTGATATAATTGGGGGAGGTTAATTATGACTTCCCCCTTATTTTATTTTTACTATGGCAGATAACAAAGAACACTTCTGGAAATACAACGAGGACAGAATCCTGAAGCAACTTGAAGAATATATTGCTGGAACTTATAATCAGCATTATGTTGATCGCACTGGTGGTGGAACCGAACAAACCCTGGATAAGATCAAACACAATCGCCGTGAGGGTTTCTGTGCAGGTAATGTGACCAAGTACATTGATCGTTATGATACAAAAGGAACTCCCCGTGCTGATTTGTTCAAAGTTCTTCACTATACTATTCTTCTGATTAATCATCTGAATTTAATTGAAAACAAATGAAAATTCAAAACAAAACTATGAAACTCTCTGATAAAACTCTTTCGGTTCTGAAAAACTTCTCTGGTATCAATCAGTCTATTCTTTTCAAAGAAGGAAATAAACTTCGCACCATTAGTGTGATGAAGAACATCCTCGCTGAAGCAACTATTACTGAAGAGTTCCCCCGTGACTTTGGTATCTATGATCTCAACCAGTTTCTGAATGGTCTTGGTCTTCATAAATCTCCAGAACTTGACTTTGATAATTCTGGATATGTCGTCATTCGTGAAGGTAAAATGCGGTCTAAGTATTTCTTCGCGGACCCCAGTGTGATTGTTACTCCTCCCGATAAAGCAATCAATCTTCCTAGTGAAGATGTTTGTTTTGAACTTTCAACAGAACAAATGGATAAACTGCTGAAAGCAGCTGCGGTTTATCAACTTCCTGATATTTCTGCTGTTGGTGAAGCGGGTGTTGTAAAACTGGTTGTCCGCGACAAGAAGAATGATACTTCTAACGATTTCTCTATTGTTGTGGGTGAGACTGATAGTGAGTTTGTATTTAACTTCAAGGTAGAGAATATTAAAATTCTTCCTGGCACGTATGAGGTGGTTGTGTCCCAAAAACTTTTGTCACGGTTCCAATCTAAGAACCATGATCTGTGCTATTATATTGCTCTGGAACCAGATTCAACATTCAATTGATTCTTATTTTATATTATGAATATTTTTGTGACGGATGAATGCCCAGTTCTATCTGCTGCAGCACTTCCAGATAAGCACATTGTAAAGATGCCTCTGGAATGCTGTCAAATGATTTCTATTATCTATAGTTCCTGGTATCATGACTGGGGAACAATCCCAAAAAAGGATGGGACCCCCTATAGTACAGAAAAGGGGGCATTTAGGAATCACCCATGCACTAAATGGGCAGCAGAGTCCTATGAAAATCTTGCTTGGTTGATCAGGCATGGTCATGCTCTATGCAATGAGTACAGGCATAGGTATGGAAAAATTCATGCTTGCCACAATGGAATATATGTAGCAGAAGAGATCTTTACAGATAAAACTTGTGATACTATTGGTATCTACTATAATGTAAAATCTTTCACTCGCGCAATGCCAGATGAGTGGAAGCATGATACGACAATTGATACCTTTGAGGCATATAAAAGATATATTGCCTCTAAACCTTGGGTTGTAGATAATTATCTTCGCATTCCATCTAGAAAACCTGAATGGGTATAAATTATGAAAGTTTATGATTACCGAATTGTAGAGTGTTTTGATTTTGATGAGATGACTACTTACTATCTTATTCAAAAATATAATGTTGCTCAACAAGAGTATGTTCTTTACTCACCTAAAAGATTTCCAGAACTTATGCAGGCGAGAGCAGCAATCAATATGTTGAGGAAATACCGAGAACCAATTTATCATTATGTGGAGTGATTATTCCAAACTACATCAAATGTCGTTTGGTTATAAGTAATAATAGTTATTACTCTTCTAATGGAACTCAACGGAATTACCTACAAACAATCAAAAACTTATCCAGACATTTATGTAAGTGCTTGTGGTAAAATTCTAAATGTAAAACCTATTGGAAGAGTTGATAAAAGAGATGGTTATGTTGTAGTTCGTGAAAAACGACTTCATCAACTTGTGGTAGAATGTTGGGGAGAACCAAGACCAAAAGGTAGAGATTGGTGTATAGATCATATTGATGAGAATAAAACCAACAACAAAGTTGAAAACCTGAGATGGTTGCCTCGTTCAGAAAACACAAGAAGGTCTCATCTTGGTAGAGTAAATCCAAAAAAAGCAGTAGTTCAGATGGAGAGTGAAGTAAAGGAAGAAATTGTCAATCTTTCTAATCAGGGATTGTCGCAAAGACAAATTGCTGATATTATGGAAAGAAGTCAAAAAAGTATTTGGAATGTATTGAATGGAGTTTATTGATGAGTGAAAATTTTTTGTGGGTGGAGCGATATAGACCAAAAAAGGTAGAGGATTGTATTCTTCCAGAGGATACTAAAAAAACTTTTTTGGACTTTATTAATAAAGGTGAAATTCCCAATCTACTATTGTCTGGTCCTCCGGGCATTGGGAAAACAACTATTGCCAAAGCACTATGCGAACAATTAGGAGCAGATTACTATGTCATCAACGGATCCGACGAAGGGCGTTTCTTGGATACTGTCAGGAACCAAGCAAAGAACTTTGCTTCGACCGTATCTCTTCAAGGAAATGGTAGGCACAAAGTCATCATTGTGGATGAGAGTGACAACACAACCTCAGATGTACAACTCCTACTACGGGCGAATATTGAGGCATTTTATAACAACTGCCGCTTCATCTTCACCTGTAACTACAAAAACAAGATCATCGAACCTCTCCATTCCCGTTGTGCTGTCATCGACTTCACAATCAAAGGAAAGCAAAAGGCACAACTCGCAGGAGCATTCTTCAAGCGTCTCCAAACGATCTTGGATCAGGAAAGGATTGAATACGACCAAAAGGTTCTTGCAGAACTTGTATCTAAGCACTTCCCAGACTTTCGTAGAGTCCTTAACGAGTGTCAAAGGTACGCTACGGGCGGAAAAATCGACACGGGCATTCTTGCATCTTTCTCTGACATCTCTGTAAATGAACTCATCAAGAACCTTAAGGAAAAGAACTTCCCAGAAGTCCGTAAGTGGGTGGTCTCCAACTTGGACAACGATGCTACTAGTCTACTTCGCAGGATTTATGACGCCTGTTATGATGCTCTTGTCCCCTCTTCTATTCCCGCTGCCGTTCTTGTTATTGCTAAGTATCAATACCAATGTGCGTTTGTGGCTGATCAGGAAATTAACCTTCTAGCAGCATTAACTGAACTGATGTGTGAGTGTGAATTCAAATGAAATCTCTTAAGACACCTTTACGTTATCCTGGTGGAAAGTCTCGTGCTTGCGTCAAAATGGATCCATATTTTCCTGATCTGCGAAACTATGATGAGTTTCGGGAACCCTTCTTGGGGGGTGGATCTGTTGCAATTCATATTACAAAGAAATATCCAGACCTTAAGATTTGGGTGAATGACCTTTATTCTCCTCTTGTAATCTTCTGGCAACAACTCCAGATGTTTGGGGAAGAATTGAAAGAGAATCTCCTTCACTTCAAAAGTGTTTGTCCAGATCCAGAATCTGCCAAAGGTCTCTTTGATATTTCAAAACAGATTCTAAATGATCCCAATACTGGTGATTTTGAACGTGCGGTAAGGTTTTATATTGTAAATAAGTGTTCTTTCAGTGGTCTTACTGAAAGTTCTTCTTTCTCACCACAGGCATCTAATTCTAACTTTAGTGTAAGAGGTATTGAAAAACTACCAGAGTACTC